GCACGTTTACAAATGCATCTACACCGCTGATAGTGGGGAATGGCGCAAAAATAACTATCGGAGCTACTAATTTATTAGGGATTTATTTAACCGGGAGTGCTGATTTTTATTCAATGGCTGGCACATATACCATAGATGGCGCAGGAGCAATTGATTTCCGCCAATTATCAACTGGCGAAACAGCTACTTTACCAGCATTAACTGTAGCCGGAGCAATTGCCAATGTGTATATACGATTAGCAGCACCAAATACTACTATACGAGCGACAGGGACTTTAGTGTTTCCTGGCAATGTATTTATTTTTACAAATGGTGCCTGGGCGAATACATTATTTGATTTTAATGGACAAAATTTTACATGTACGGGGACTCTTGTTACTGGCTGCAATAGTGCCACTGGAGTGAATACAACCAATTTCGGTTCTGGTACCTTTAGCATTGGCGCTTTAGGTGCCACATATAATAGTGGCACCATTAACGATAATTTTCAAACCTGTCAATTAAATGTTGCAGGCAACGTAACTTTCGGCTCTAACCACACTGTCAATCCTGGCACCTCCCGTATAACCATCACCAATACCTCCACCATCACCTCAAACGGGAAGTCGATCTATAACTTCGTAATCAACGCCGCTGCTCGCACCATCACCCTCGCCAACGCGCTTAACATCGCGGCTGGCGGCTCCGTAACGGTCACCGCGTTCACCGCCTTTGCCGGAAATCAATACATCATCTTCGCCGGTTCTGGCGCTATCTCAATCGCAACCGCTGTTTCAAACCGTCTCCGTACCGCCGTCGCGGGGTCCACGATTACATGGAATACCGGCGCGAATATATGGACCATTCCCGCCTATACCGCGAACGATTGGGGCGGAAGCGCAAGCGGCAAAGTTATGTGGCGTTCGTCCGTGCCCGGAACGCAGTATCGTATTTCCGCTCCCGCAGGCGTGGTGGTGTATTATATGAACCCCCAGGACAACCGGAATTCCGGCGCTGTCATTGACGCCTTGAGTCGAACGAACCTCGATAGTGGCAATAATATTGGATGGCTTTTTTCAAAGGGCGGCAACGCGGGAAATTCCCGTTCGCGCATCGCTATTTCAATGGGTATTTAATAAAGGATGTACGTATGCCAAAATGCAATGCAGTTGACAAGACCTTCAATTTGAAATCCGGATGGCAAAAAAGGATGCTGACATTGTATCGCGATGGCGCGACCGATGAGGAGGTTCGGCGTTGGATACAAGATGAGCGGGGATTCATTAACGATTACATTTTTGATTACTGGCGCGAACACAACGAAGAGTTTGCGAAAATATACCAGATGGGCCAAATTTTGAAAAAGGCATGGTGGATGCAGCAGGGGCGGGAAAATCTTGCAAACAGCCGGTTTAATACGCCGCTGTATATCAGGATGATTTTCGCCGCGTGTGGTATCAAGGGAGAGCCAAGCAAGATCGAATCGTACAATGTAAACGCGCTCGATTTGGGCGCGTTGGATACGAAAGATTTGGATACGTTACAAAAAATTATGGAAAAGGCGGCAAAGAAAGAGTCGTCCGGAGAAGCCCCTAATGCTAGAATCGCAGCTTTTAGAAGCAGTAAGGAAAGGCTTATCGCTTAATATAGTTAAGCGAGAATTGGCGCGAAGGCGGCACTATGAATTTATCAAGCAGCTATGGGTAGGTGCCGATAAATTTGTCGAAGGCCAACATATTGCCATTATTTGCGACCGGATCGACCGGGCGATCGAGGATTTTGAAGGGGGGAAATCCTCGTTTCTTGTTATCAAGATGCCGTTCCGGCACTCGAAATCTACGCTCATTTCCCGCTTTTTACCCCCGCATTTTATAGGCAGATTCCCTGACAAGGAGGTGATGGTAGCAACCTATTCGGCGTCGCTGTGCCGCACCTTTTCCCGTTTTAGCCGCAACATCATGCGCAGTGAGGAGTATCAGCGGATTTATCCCGGAGTCGAATTGTCTTCCGAGGAGCAGTCCGTTGATGTGTGGGGTATCCACAAGCACCAAGGAAAGGTGCATTGGTTAGGCATCGGGGGATCGATTACCGGCAAGGGCGGAAGTTGCTTCCCGGCTGGCACAATGATCCAAACCGAGATTGGTGAAATCGATATTGCCGAATTACATAAAATGGATAAGCGCCCCCGCGTTTTAGCTTATAATCATGCTACAAATCAGTGTGAATGGAAATGTGTCGTTGCGTCTAACAAAAGGACTTCTGATGAACTTGCTATTATCCAAACCAGAAAAGGCAACCGAATCGCATCAACTATCAACCATTTATACTACATCAAAGGGCGGGGGTATTGTCGGGCCGACGCTCTTTGTCCCGGAGATACCATTGTCGCTGTTGTGCCCTATTTGCGGAAAAGAAAAAAGCAGGCCCAAACGGAAAACGTGCATGGCGTGCTATCAAATAATACGAAAGAGAACAGTTGCTTTAAAATGCGCTTTTTGTGGCAAGGATTTTCATCGGCCATTGTTCAATCATACAAAATCCTTAAAATTAAAATGCAAAGAGTTTTATTGCTCAATAGAATGCGCAAGGAATCATCACGCAACAAAAAATGCGAAAAGATGTATTGTGTGCAATACCCCAATGCCAGGGAGACGCGCCGCCAAATATTGCAGTATGAAATGCAGGAAATCGGCGCACCCAAAACCAACGAGTGTTTGCCAAGAATGCGGAATAATAATAAACCCGGTTTCATCGCGGACAAAATACTGTTCAAGAGAATGCGCCAACAACGCGCATTCGAAAAGAATGAAGGGGCAAAACAATTCGCATTACAAGCACGGGGCCAGCAGGATAAGGTTGTTTTTGGACCTCCGCCCATTAATATTGGAGCGGGATCAGAAAGTGTGCGCAATTTGTGGGATGCCGGAAACGATAAAAATTATTTGGGTTCGGGGGAAGAGTGTGATAAAGACAAATTTGGCTGTTCACCACATCGACGGAGATTACACGAACAACGACCCATCAAACTTAATAACGGTGTGTTGTCAATGCCATATGACTATCCACAAGTCGAAAATGATTCAGTTTCCTTGGTTGAAAGAACGCGCGACAGAAAGCACGAAGTCTATGACATCCAGGTGGAAGGATGCCATAATTTTTTTGCAAACGGAATACTCGTACACAACTGCATAATTATCGATGATTTTTTCAAGGGTCGCGAAGAAGCGGCTTCGGAAAACGTGCGGGAAAAAGTATGGGACTCCATCGTCAACGAAATCCTGACCCGGCGTACCGACCCCTGTATTGTGATCGTTTTGGCTACCCCCTGGCACCTTGATGACCCCTTCGGCCGGATAGCGGCGCAAATGGAAATTAACCGCGATTTTCCGCGATTCGAGGAGTTGAAATTTCCGGCGAAGGATAGCTCGTACCCGAGCGGGTATTTGTGGCCGGAAAAATTCGGTCCGGATTGGTATGAATCGCAGTTTGCCACGCTCGGTCCGTATTACGCTTCGGCGCTTTTGCAGTGCGAGCCGACTCCCCGGACCGGTAATATGTTTCGGATCGACAAGGCTCGGTATTACAAATCCCCGCCGGAAGATATTACCTTTACGCGCGGGTGGGACTTGGCGTCAAGCGAAAAGAGCCGGGTTAGTAACGATCCCGATTATACCGTGGGAATCCGCCTAGGGGTGCGCTGGATCGCGTCCGGAGTGGAGGGGCAAGCTATTCCCATCCTCTACATTGATGACATGATTAGAGGGCGGTGGGAGGCGCTACAGAGAAAAAATATCATTCGGGATGCCGCCATCGCCGACGGGGAAATAAACCTGGGGGTTGAGTCGTTCGGAGCGTATAAGGACGCCTATACAGAAATGGCTCAAATCTTATCCGGGTTGCGGGTCGTGAAAAGAATTCAACTGCCCGGCGACAAGGTGTCGAAGTGGGCACCGCTTGAAGCGGCATTCGCGGCCGGCAACGTGTATTTGCGGGAGGGGGTTTGGAACCAGGATTTTATAGCCGAATTTTCCGTTGCTCCCGACGGCAAGCATGATGATATTATCGACGCTTTATCCGTGGCGTTTTCGCTGCATAATCCGTATATAAAGCAAATCTGGCCCTCGTTTTCCACGTCGCATTCAATTAAAATGGATATCCAGTGGGATAAGGCTGGCCCATATACTACCGCGCATATCGGGGCGTTGGCGCTGCAAAAGGATATGAGCCTGTGTTTTTTGAGTGGTCTATGGGACGATAAGGAGCAAAAGCTTTATGTATATAATAGTCTCTCGTGGGTGAATAATAACCAATCCGACGTAATTGAAAAGCTGGTCGGCGCAATGAAACTGGATAAATACCGGCTCGATAAACTTATTGGTTCGGAAAATATGTTTTCGGCAAACGGGTGGGAACATTCTGTTGCCCGGCAATTGAACCGGCAAATTAAGGATCGGAATTTATCGGAGGCGACAACGGTTCGTGAGCCGATTCATTTTAATTTTTTTGGAGCGATTCAACAGGGCGAAGAATTATTCAGGCAAAATTGCATTTATTTGAATGATCAGTTGGTTGAAGTGTCGCGGCAGTGGAAATCATGGATCGTTCAAAAGGGAAAGCCCTCGGATGAAGATTGCGGGTTTTGCGAGTGTTTATGCCTGATATTATCGGAGCTTCAAAGAAAAAAGAAAATTTTACTTGAAATTCAAAAGCCAAAGGATTATATTAAAATAATAGAAAAAAACTATTAATCTAATTTGATTTTCTATTACTTGAGCGGACCATGACGGTACAGAATAAACCGGAACCGGAGCACCGCCACATCGATTGGCAGGATTTAAATCTAATCCCCCGCCTAGTGTCGATAACCAATCTCGATAAAAACGAATTAGTCGGAACCGCACTCTTCTTTCATGCCGGCAAAGATGCCGCGATCTTATGGGATATCTATATAGAACCCGCTTATCGTCGGCAATATTATGCGTCGCATCTATTGGCGGCGGCTAAAAAAATGTTTAATGAAATCGCGACGGATTGGAGAAGTCAGGCCGGGCATGACTTCTGTTTAAAAAACGGTTTCCGCTCTCGGGAGTTTCGGGGATTGCGTCTCGTTTGGCGCAGGGATGAAAACAAAACGTAACGAGGAGGGGTATATGGCGTATATGGGTTTTGAAAAGGTTGAAGCGGCGGCAAAACAAAGTGGAGCTAAAAACCCGGCGGCGGTAGCTGCTTCCATAGGGCAGAAAAAGTATGGTAAAAAGCGGTTTCAAAAAGCCGCTGCCGAAGGCAAGAAGATGCGCGGCATGCCGGTAGCCAAAACAGCGGGGCGGTTATAATGCCGGTAAAAATCGAAAAACAAAACGGCGGTTACCGGGTATCGACGCCCTCGGGAACCAAGGCCAAAAAAACCACGATGGCGAAGGCGAAGGCTCAAAGGCGGCTATTGAATGCCATTGAGCATAATCCCAATTTCATTCCCCGCAAAACTATGGGGCGATAATATGTTTCCATCCGGAATTATTACTAGTATTCAGCCGCATCCCCAAAGCGCGTTCAACGATGCCGACGGTGTTGTCGCCTTTGCCCTGGAGTGTTCGCAGCATTCGGTTGCGCTGCGCATCGAGGGGCGTCCGAACATTAAAATGGTAGCGTCGGTTTTGGTCGGATACAGGAAAGCGCCTATAATCGGATTGATAAAAACAAAACAGAATGCGCTTAATACGATTATTACAAGTTCCCATTCCGAAGCGATCGAAATCCTCGAGTTTGGTGCGAATTATGTTGCTATGGAATGCACGGGGCGATGCGACTTGGATCGTATTCAGGAGGCGGTAGAAACCGGAATAAGCGTTATTGCCGATATTGCCGATTTGGAACACGCCAAGATCGCGGAGGAAATCGGTTGTACCGCAATTACCACGGCCCTGTCCGGTTACATTAATGAAACAACTCATCCCTTCGTTGAACCTGATATTGCCCTTGTGGAAAAATGCGTGAAAGAAGTGAAAATGCCGGTAATTGCGGAGGGGCGTTATTGGACCCCAAGGCAAATCGGTGAAGCTCGAGATGCCGGAGCGTATGCTGTTTGCGTTGGAAACGCGATAACGAACCCTAAGATGATAACGTTGCATAATAAAATTGTTTTCGATAACACGTGGCAAGAGTTGGTGAAAAATGACTATCGCGACCTTGAATATACCCGATAGTATTAAGTATCTGAACATTGGCGGCGGGAATTTCGATCACCGGGATAATGGATGGTGGAATTTGGATTACCCGTTCGATGCTACAAAGAGCAAACGCGATTGGGAGCTTATCGACGTTAAGCACAATCTAATGTCGCGTTGTCCGCTTCCGCTGCCCGATAATCGGTTTCGCGGGGTATATACTGAACATGCGATCGAGCATTTGATGGAAGATGCGGTAGGGTGTTTGGTAAAAGAGGTGTTTCGCATCTTACAACCAGGAGGAACGTTTCGAATCGCGGTGCCTGACGCGCAGCGGTTTTGGGATATTGTGACCGATAAGGATCGCGTATCCGAAGAATTCCCTTCGGTTTGGCATATTAAGGGCGGTAACAATTCCAAGGAACAAGTTTTTTTAGACGCCGTACTCTCGCCGCTTCGGGAAACAATGTCGGACGAAGAAGTGCAGGAAATCGTTTCAAAGAATTCGATCCATGCCGCTCTGGCGATTTTGCAAATGCGGATGGGTGTTATAAGTTTGCAGTATCAGCAGGAGCATCCGGGAGCGCATATCTCGTGGTGGGATCATGATAAATTATGGTGCCTGTTAGACTCGTACCGGTTTATTGAAATATCCCCAAAGCCACTAGCCCGTAACGAATCGCGATGCAAGGCGTTCCGCAAGGAATACATCGATCGGACGGCATATAAATGCACCGTTCGAATAGAGGCGAGTAAGCCCGTATGAGCGTGAAAATCGTAGCGGAACTCGGATGCAATCACCTGGGATCGCTTGAGATTGCCAAGTCGATGATCGCGGAAGCGAAAGCGTGCGGTTGCGACTATGTTAAATTTCAAAAGCGGCACCTTGGCAGCATTCCAAAAGAAAGAGCCGAACGGCCATATATAAGCGAGCACTCATTTGGTAAAACGTATCTTGACCATCGGGCAGCGCTCGAGTTCGACGGAATGCAGTGGAAGGAATTGCAGTCGCATGCAGAGCGGGTCGGTATTGGCTTTTTTGGAACAGCGTTCGACCTGGAATCCGCAGAATTTTTGAGTAACTTGTCGCTTCCGTACCTTAAAATAGGGTCGGGGCAAGCGCGGGATTTGGCGTTTTTAAGCGCGGTAAAGGTCATTAAAAACCGACCGCCGATTATACTGTCGATTGGAATGTGCGATTGCAACGATGTGCGCAAGGCGATTCAGGCGCTCAACGATTGGGTGGAGATAATCGTTCATACGACCTCTTCGTATCCGTGTCCCGAGAACGAGATAAATTTGCGGGTGCTCGATTCCAGGATTTCTTTTCAAGAGCAGTATCGATTTTTTCATTGGGGACTTTCCGGTCATTATAGCGCCGGTAATGGGGCGATTGAAGCCGCCGCCGTGGCGCTTGGGGCCGTGTATATCGAGCGGCATTTTACCTTAGATCGCACGTGGAAAGGGACCGATCAGGCCGCGAGCTTGGAGCCGGTAGGAATGGTGAACGTGGTGAAAGCGGTGCGCATTGTGGAGCGGGCGCTTGGGGATGGAATTAAACGGGTAATGCCAAGCGAATTGCCGGTTTTGGAGAAGTTGAAAGCTCATGAATAAAATCCGTTTCTTCGACATCGACAATACCATCTGCCAAACGAACGGGACCGATTACGAAACCGCCGTGCCGATTCCGGAGCGCATTAAAAAAATCAACGCTCTTTATCATGCCGGGGATCGAATTGTATACTGGTCGGCTCGAGGGGCGCTCCTTGGCCGCAACTGGACCGAAATGACCAAGCAGCAGCTTTATAATTGGGGATGTAAGTATCACGAGTTGCGAATGGATAAACCATTATACGACACGTTTATTGATGATCGCAATTTTAATGCGGCTATTTTTTTTGATGATACGTGGGAAGAAATTATGGGGCCGAAGAATGAATAGGGTGTGCATAACGACCGTCGTGGATAAAGAATACGCCGCGTACATACCTTTGTTTTGTTGGTGCGCAAGGAAGGTGTATCCGGCGTATTCGGTTAAAATTGTCGTGCGCGATCCTTGCTGTATTTGTAGTATTCCAAATGTTGAATGGATTCCGCTCTTTGAAGATTTTCCACGATATTCATACAATACGATCGCCCTGCGTTTTGTCGTGCCTCCTACTTATTTCAAGGATGTCGATTATGTTTACGTGACCGATATCGATATAATGATTATGCCGGAGCGGGTTAGTATCGAAGAGTTTCATTGTGGCGAAATGGTTTCAACGGGCCTTCCGTATTCGAACAGCTTGCGCAATGCGCATCATTACGCCGGGTATCAATCGTTGAGCGGCCTTCATTTTGCGTCTCAGGCGTGGTACAGGCAGACCGAAAATGAGCGGGTGAAATACTATGCCTTGCTCAAGCGCGGCCTTGTGGGGCTTTATCGTGAGTATGACGGCGTTATGCTTTACCGGATAGCTCGCAATAGTGGTCTTGGGTTACCGAAAAAATACAAGCTCAAGAAAAGGCACCACGGCATTCATCTTGGAAATTTTCGTCTGTTTGATTCGAAAGAAGCGTGGGCGGCGCGAATACCGATTGAATTCAGATCGCAATGGCAGTCGTGGGAAACCGCTCCGGAGTTTTCGGAAATAGTGACTCAGGGGTGCAAAAATAACGAATCGTTAAACGCGCAGATAACCATGCTGCGGGACTTTATAAAAAACCCAAAATGAGGAGGATGCATGCCGCTTTTTGAAGTAGCATTAATTCAACATCCCACAAAAAAGGAAGAAGAAGCCGGTGGGCAAGAAAAGTTGATTTTAGCCCCCAAGGCAGTAATTGCCAAAGATGCACAATCGGCTGGCGTCGTAGCGGTACATGAACACAGAGAGGCGATTGAATGCGACATTACGAAAGTAGAAGTAATTGTTCGCCCTTTCGTCGGGTAGAAGATATAAAAGCACCGGCGCTAAACGAGACATATTATGGAGAACGATCGCTTGGTCCATATAGGTCTTTGGTATCTTCTACTAATTATAAAATGCCGGTGTTTACTTATTCGGCATCATCGTTGATAAGTTAATGAAAACAGTCGCAATCATCACCGCACGCAGCGGCTCAAAAAGAATTCCCGGTAAAAACATAAAGCTTTTTGCCGGGAAGCCGCTTATTTACTGGACGATCGAAGCCGCCAAATACGCGCCTATGATCGACAAGATTGTCGTATCGACTGACAGCTACGAGATTGCGGGAATAGCGTGCAAGCTAGGGGCCGATATTCCCTTTATTCGTCCCGAGTGCTTGGCGGAGGATACGACATCTCACATCGATGTTGTTTTGCATGCTATCGGTGAAATTGATTATAACAATTATACCCACTGTTGCTTGTTGCAACCTACGTCTCCTTTGCGTACCGCCGACGATATTGACGGGGCATTAATTCTTGCCGCAAAAACAAAAAGCAAGTCGGTGGTAAGCGTGACCGAGGATTATTCATATCCGTTTATAGCGAAGCGGTGGTTCTCGAAATATTTGGTTCGGCCGCACTGGTTGAAAAAGCGCTATTTGCCGCAGCAAAAAATACAACCCCGGTATTTTATAAACGGTGCGATTTATATAAACACGATTGAACACCTTTTTGAAGAGCAATCATTCTATTCTCAATTTATGCGTGGATACGGCATGCCGCCCGAACGATCCTTGCAAATCGATAGCCAACTTGATTTTGATATCGCGGAGTATTTAATGATCCGACGCATAGATGCAAACAACCAGGAAACCAAAACGTTGCCAAGTGACACACAAATTCAAACGGATATCGTTTTATGAAAACTCGGATTAAAATCGGAAAGTATACCTATGGCGAGCCACGGGTATTCGGCAAATCGGCGCACTGTACTATCGGTAAATTTTGCAGCATTGGCGAGAATGTGCGGATCGATATCGGCCATGAACATAATACCAAAAATATCTCGACCTATCCGTTTAACGTAAGGTTCCCCGAAATCGCGGGGCACATAACGACGCACCCCGTTTGCAATGGCGACGTTATTATTGAAAATGACGTATGGATCGGTTTTGATACGATCATTTTAAGTGGCGCGCATATTTGTAATGGGGCGGTGATTGGCGCGAACTCGCTGGTAAAAGGTCTTGTTGAGCCATATACGATATATGCCGGAACGCCAGCGGAGTTTAAGCGGTATCGGTTTCCAAGTGAACGGGATAGGGAGTTGTTGCAAATGGTACAATGGTGGGATTGGCCTGAACATATCCTATTTCAAACGTGCGTTATGGAGCTATTGATGCGCAATGACGTGGAAGCCCTGTATTCGTTTTGGGAGGAGCATTTGCCTCATGCTTAGAATAATTGTTTGCGGATATCAAACTTCAAAAGAGATAACGATACGTTGCCACGAATCGATCGCGATGCAAACATATTTACAGTTAAGTAATTATACCAATCACGTCAGCATAATCGAGCATGATTTTCCGCGAAAATTTCTTCCACAAAATACGGTTAATACTATTTCACAAGCCAGTTGTTCGCGGTTGTTTTCTGGAGACGATATTATCGTATGCGTAGATGCCGACGATTTTCTTATTGATGAGGATGCTTTTCGAATTATTAATGATACTTACGAATCGAACCCTACCCTTCTTCTTACGTATGGCAGTTACGTAAATTTAAGCAACAATAAGCGGGGAAAGTTTTGCGGAGAATATTCGAACGGTGAATCGTTCCGGCAGTCCCCGTGGCGCGGAAGCCACCTAAAAACCTTCAAGTACAAGCTATGGCAAGCGCTGCCCAAAACGCAGCTACAATGGGACGATGGCGAATGGTTTGAATGCTGTGCCGATCGCGCCATGATGATCCCCATGATGGAACTAGCCGGCTACGACCGGATAAAATATATCGATATGCTGCTATATTGCTACAACGATTTAAACCCGCTGTCGGTGTGGAAAACAAATCGGGAAGCGAGTATCGAAACCAGGGATTTTATCGCATCGCGATTTCCGCTGCAACGGTGCGAAAAACTATGAGCAATTATCCGAAGGTTAGTATCATTATTACCCTTTATAATTATCAAGATTATATTTTGAACGCAATTGAATCGTGTTTGGAGCAGGATTATAAAGGCGAAATAGAGGTGATCGTTGTCGATGACGCAAGCACTGATTCAGGCAGAATACAAGCGCAACAAACCTATGGAAATAAAATCAAATTATTGCACTTAGAGGTTAATAAGGGTTATAGTGTCGCCAAAAACGAAGGTATCAGGGCCAGTAGCGGTGAACTGATCACCACGATTGATGCCGACGATATGCTGACCGAAGATGGCATATCGAGTAGGGCACAGATTTTTCAGTGTTATCCGCACGTATTGGTAGTCCACGCGCAGGCATGGATAATTAACGGCGAGGGGGATCGATATTATTGGAGCAAACGGTTCCGCAAAATCGCCGTATCGCGACGCACCAACAAGGTGCATGCGCAAACGGTAATGGTTCGCCGTTCGGTGTATCACGATTACGGAATGTATGATGAGCGATTGCGCTCTCGGGCGGATAACGAGATGTGGTGGAGATTGCATAGTGTAGCAAATATTGGAAGTGGCTTTTATTATCTAGACCGACCGGTCGCGTTTTATCGAAAACATTTCGGATCGATGGTTGAATACAGGAAAAAAAATCCGGCGTATAATCTGACGGTTACAAGGATTTTAGAGGAACAAAAAGCGCTACGATTAACACAGGGTATTACCCGTGAAAATACGAGGTTTTTGAAACGATGACCAAATTCAAGCATTACATTGTGACCCGTTTTAATGTCGGGTTGTATTCGTTGCTGCATGGCGATCCTGAAGAATGGTTTCAAGAGCGCGTTAAGGTTTTTAAGGAATTTACGCTGCCTTCCATACAGAAGCAAACATGCCAGAATTTTGAATGGCTATTATTGTTCGATGCGCAAACCCCCTTTAATCACGTGTATGAAATCAGAAAGGTTATTAAGGATTTTCCAAATACATACAGTTTGTTTTTGCAATTACCGAAGGCTTGGATATATAAAAAATACAGCGAAACGAATTCCACGTTAATTGATTATACCCCGCTTATTGAACATATCGTACCGCAAAGTAAGTATTCATTGCAAACAAGGCTCGACAATGACGACGCATTAATGCCCGATACTATCGCTAAAATTCAGGAATTCGTTCTGACGACAAAGGATCATTATGTTATAGATATTCGGCATGGGTATATTTTGGATTCGGTAAACAAGCGGGCGTTCAAGGCTGTGCATCCTTTAGGTTCGCCATTTTTAAGTTTATTTCAATTGAACAACGAAGACTTTAGAGCGGTTTATTGCATGATCCATAAACAAATAACCCGTAGGTGTTTTGCCCGTACCATCAATGACCGTTTGTGGGTAATGCATGTTCATGGCAACAACGTATCGAATCGGGTATTCGATTGGATGGCGCAGGAAAGAGTACCGTATGACGATATTTTAAAATTAATAACATTAAAGCAGTGAGGGAAGTATGGAAGAACAAGAGGCCCCTCGCCGGGCACAGCGCATTAAAGCCAGCAGGGCAACGCGAGCCAATCATATTTGTGAAGTTTTGCGAAAAATAAATGACCACGCCCAAGGGGATACCGCCAATGATTTAAAAATACGCCAGCTAGTAGCCGTCGCAACAAGTATGGCAAAGCGCATAGTTTATAAATTGTACGAATATAATCGGGAATGGGACCGGGATTTTTGGGAAAGAAACCCCGATTATGAAAAACAAATTTTGCAGGATTTGCGCGGCTCTCCTGATTATAAGGTCGAAAATATTGACTATAAAAACACCGAATGTTTTCCGGAAAATAAAACCACATGATTGCGCTATTTCCCGACACTACGCAACCCGGAACCGGTAAGGGGTTTTTCCTGCAAAGTCTGGTTGCGAAATTGCAATCACTCGGAGTCATTATTATAACCGATCGGGCGGAAGCCCATGATCTTGTTTTTGAAAATATTCGGCTTAAACACAAGTCGTATCGTCCGGTGGTGGTGCGATTTGACGGCGTATATCACGATACGGCTGTTGATTGGAAAGCCAAAAACGAGGGGTTGCGATTAGCCGCCGAACGCGCCAATGCGATAATTTGCCAAAGCGATTTTGGCCGGCGGATGGTTATCGAATATCTACAAGCGGACCCTAAAAAAATTACGGTCGTTTTGAACGGGTTCGATCTTAATGCGCCTGTTGTGAAACCCGAATTGCGGCACACACACAACTTTATAGCCGTTGCCGTATGGAGGCCGCACAAGAGGCTTGTAGAGATGATCAATGCATTTTTGCTGGCCGATATACCCGATTCGATTTTGCGCATTTTTGGCCGGCTAGGAAAAGGTATGGATGAAAAAATAAAGGCACTGGCTTCCGACCGAGTTGTTTTTATGGATCAAGTTGTCGATCGGTCGCTTCTATTGGGGCACATGCATTGCGCGACCGCCATGCTGCATCTATGCTGGTTTGATTGCTGCCCGAATTCGGTCGTTGAAGCTATCGGGCAGCGGTGCCCGGTAATTTGCAGCAACGAGGGCGGCACGCACGAGCTTGTGGAACCGAGCAACGGAATAGCATTGCCGCTCGACGCGCCGTATGGTTTGCATCCCATTGATCTGTATCACCCGCCTGCCATCGATATTAACAAGGTGGCGGAAGCCATGCATATCATTATCAAAGAAAAACCACCCATATTTAATTCTCATGTTGATATCAACCGCACGGCAACATTGTATAAAAAGGTGTTCGAATCGGTGCTATGAAACTTTTGTCTATACCGGAATTTTTGAATCGCAAACAACACGATTCGATAGCCATATTCGGATCGGGGTATTCGATTAATTTGATTACTCCGCGACAGTGGGAAACCATTGAAAACAACTATGACACGTGGGGCATGAATTGGTTTTGCAAATCAAGACGGCCGACAACGTGGTATATGGTGCGCGAGCAATGCGCCTCCCCCAAGCGCATCGAAGAAGACCATACGTTAATCGATTTTTATGATGCCATGCGTTATTATGCTGTCACCACGAAAATCGTCAAAGACATGAGTTACCGACCGAACAATTATCAGCATGTTCGAAACCTTGATAACCTCGAGGGTGACGGTTACGTGTTTAATGAAATTCAGGGTGGCTGTTCGGTAAAAAATTTTCGGGACGATATTTTTGATGTGGGAATACATCATGGTAAAAACTCAATGTATGATGCGCTACATTTTGCGGTAGCGATGAACTATAAAAAAATCGTAGTGTGCGGCGTTGATCTTTATGACAATCGATATTTTTATTTGCCGTTTGATACTACACTTCAACAAACAAAAGCCGAAGGTCAAGGGGTAACCGATCCGCACAAAACGACCAAGGTCACAGTGCAGCTATTCGGCGACTTTTTGGAGTATTGGAAACTTCCGACATTTATACACAACCCCCAATCGGTATTAAAAAAAGTGGTGCCGGTATGGGATGGAACGTGAAGGGAACAACTATGAACATTAGATATTTAAATATCGGCGGTGGAAACTTTTGCCATCGTGAAAATGAATGGGTTAATTTAGACTATCCTTTTGAAGCGTATAAAAGCAAGCGATCGCCGTGGAGAATGGATATATTTCACAATTTAATGCTGGATATTTCCCTTCCGATTGAATCCGATTCCGTAGAATCGGTATATACCTCCCACACCATAGAGCACTTGACGGAAGAGGCTGTAATCAGAATGTTTAAAGAGGTTAAGCGGATTCTGGTTCCGCGCGGAGCTTTCCGTATCGCCGTTCCGAATTCCGAATTGTTTTTCCAGTTTATGAAAAACCCTGAAATTGATGATGAAAAAATTGCAACATTATGGTTTGGGCATAATATCGGGTATTCAAAAGAACGCACCTTTTTGGATGAGGTTTGTTCTCATTTGATGGGTAAACTTTCTGATGCGGAAGTAAGGGAAATAATTAATAAACATGAAACCAGGGAGTCGTGTTTTAACGAACTGTATGAAATCGCGGATAAGCGGTTTGGGATAAAATTCACTTCGGAATTACAATCAAAAACTCCCGCATATCACATATCGTGGTGGGATCATAAAAAACTTAAAGAGCATTTAAAAATAGCGGGGTTTAAAAAAATATCCGAACCACTTAAAAGGAACGAGTCTGAATACGAAGCTTTTCACGCCAAATATATCGACAGGACGGTGCCGCACTTGTCATTGCGGGTAGAAGCAATAAAGACTCAAAAACCACAAAGGAGTTTATCGTGAAACGATGCGTAAAATGCTTAAAACCCGACACGCTGCCGGGAGTCGTTTTTGACGCCAATGGTGTTTGTCCCGCGTGCATTAGATATGACAAGCGGAGCGAAATCGAATGGATGAAACGCCGGAATTTTTTAAATGAATTGTGCGACCGGTATCGACGTTATGACGGTCAATACGATTGCATTATTCCGGTTAGCGGCGGCAAGGACAGCTATTACCAAGTGTTTCTTATGACCAGGGTATACCACATGACTCCGCTACTGGTTTGCGTAACCGATCCCTTCGAGCATACGGTTGTTGGCACGCAAAACCATCAAAACATCGGCGAGGCATTTAGATGCGATATGGTTACCTTAGCGCTCAATCCTGAATTCATTGCCAAAACGTCAGTCGCTACGTTTAAAGCGCTTGGCAGCACCAATTGGGTTGTGGACAAGGCAATCTATGCGTGGCCTCTACAGGTCGCTATTGAGAAGGGTATCAAGCTTATTATCTACGGCGAAAACGTGGCATGGGAATACGGGGGCGTAAATGCCGAAGATACTTATGATGCGAATACGCAGATTTTAAACGATGTGGTAAAACGGGATGGGGAGTCGGTCATAGAAGAATGCGACCCAACGGGAAAGCATAGCAACGCGCTGCATTATCCCACCGCAGACGCTCTGAAAGCCGCCGGCATTCAGGCGATTTATATATCGTATTTTTATCCCTGGAACGATATAGAAAACGTGACCATAGCGGAAGAGTGGGGGTTTAAACGGTTGGGGCCGATGTGGGTGCGAAGGGGATTTCTTGATAACTATGCGCAAATCGATTCGGTCGGGTATCTATTCAATTATTATTTGAAGTTTCAAAAATACGGTATTGGCCGCGTCGTGGATATTGGTAGCCGGTGGGTACGCTATGGTAAAATCACCAAGGAAGAGTTGGCGGCGCTTATCCGGCAAAAGGAGGGTCAGCTTGACGACCAGATTCTTGAGGATTTTTTGCGCATTACAGGGTTAAGCCATAAGGAATGTCAAACCATTTTAAAGAAATGGTGGAACAGGGATATTTTTACCCTCGATGCGAATGATAACTGGCAGTGGCGCGAACCGATATAATATGGATGTGCAATTTCTCAATCTGCTAACGTTGTTTTTAAACCGCTTGGGAACATGGTGGCTAGACAAAATGACGTTAGCAGAATTTTGCTGTAACCGTGAAATCGATTCGCTTGATTGTATCCATATAGGAATGCTGCATGTTCCACGTGAAACCATTTATCAACGATGCGCGGCGTTTAATATTGAATGCCACTCATCCGACGATACAAACGTTTACGAACTTGTTCTTTCAAACAAACGAATAGAAATTTATAATTACTGCCCCTTGAACAAATATTACTATTCGGGAAAGGTTTATAAAAGTTGGATACAGTGTGACGAGGAAACCGCATCCGAGATACGAAAAAAAAATCCGTTTATGGCGGCAACGGGGCTTTGGAAGGTAGCGATAGACCCCGTGTATCCGATCGAATTTTTTCTGCCCTATCAGTGTGGTTGCGTGCTTGATTGCGTTGAACCCGAATGGTTTAAAAAAATTGAACGCAAACCGACGATATGGAATATCCACGATTTGTTTTTCGATGAAGCTAGGACAAAAAACGGAGTGGAATTACTGTCCCAACTGTATGAGTGCGGTCTAAAGGCGGGGATCGCCGACGCTATGTTTATTGGATACGGAACGGCGCTTGGGGCGGTACGGCACGGCGGGTTCATTCCCAATGATCGCGACATGGATATGTGTATTTTAGCTGACCGAATCACTAAAGAAAACGCATTGGCGTATGTTGAAGAATGTAAGGCGGCAAAGCTAGGTGAATACCGGTGGCGCACGCCGATGGTTCGATCGGATACCGGAATGCCTTTATGGTTCTCGCTTGGTCCCAAGAATCCCGTTTCTGATAACGGGGTAAAATGTTGCCAGTGGTTTTGGTTTAAATATGGCGGGTATTACTGGCATAGCAAGGGAGGCTTATGGGTTTCACCGTCTAAATTTAATCCCCACAAAACGAATTATGCGCCTACCGACGCGGCAATAGCCAAGGGGGTGCCGGCGGATTGCGTGGACAATCTGATTGAATTTCCCTTTTTGGGATTACCTGTTTTGCTGCCTCAAACAACCGGCGCATGTCTTGATTGCTGGTATCCCGGTTGGCCGGTTCCTCGGGAAGGGGCCAGTGCGCATACGCACATATTGGTTGTGGGTGATTGGAATGATGAAAAAACATGGCGTATTAGCTAGGTTTATGAGCACATCCTTGGATGAGGAGTTGCGCGAATACGCCTACGATCACCACTTGTCAATAAGGGGGTACGAAATGGATGTGGCGGCAAAATCGTTTTGGGGGTTTGGTCGGGAAAGCAGCACGATTGGAATGGTGTGTTTATTTTCCGGTCGGTTCGACAGGCCGCACTTGGGGCACATTATTCAGGCTATGCGGTTGGGGCAGCGGTTCCAGGAAGTCATTATACCTGTTCTGGATTACCCGCAACAAAAATATCCCATACACTATCGCTTACAGGTTATGGAAGAAGCGCTATCGATGGCGCGGGGGAAATATACGATCTTCTCCAATAAAAAACATTTTGGAAAGATCACCAAAGAGGAAATTCTGGATTATGAGTTTGATGTGTATTGTTCGGGAAACGTAGAGTGTTTAAGAAACATGGAGTCGTTGGGATTCAAAACAATGTTTCTTGAGCGGGCGTATGACTATGCCGCGTCCCAGGATTTTTTGCTCGAGGAGATTAGGAAACTGCTAACGTGACAGATTAAATACACGAACGCAGATACTTGCCATTATAATGTTCCTGTTTGCCATTATTAAAGGGCTTTAAGTTTCCATTATTCAGCCGATTTTAAATCCATTATTCCTAAAACAATTATCCATTATACCGAAGTACCCATTATTAGCGATTACCCATTATTGGTGTCAATAGTTTTCCATTATTTGCACGTTTGAGCGCTTCGCCCCTATACCCATTATTTTGAAATCACCACTATTGCACGTTAAATGCCGAACCTTACGAACTTTAGTTCACACCATTATTTTCATTGTCAAAAGCACACCACCGACTCTCCATTATTTTATCGGAAGAACGCCCGACTACTCACCATTATTTGCTTCATATGACGATCCCATTATTTATGCTCCAATAGCACACCCATTATTTTCCAATAAATACATACCATTGAATATCGAGACTGACCATTATTGACAAAATCCTCATTCTTTATATCCCATTATCGATAGTTCGCGTTTCACGCACCATTAATGCCCCATTATGTGACCGTAAGTATATGCCATTATTCAATGAGACTTCGAGTCTGTTACCATTATTTATTGCTTACAACGTGCCGCTAAACGGCTGTTGTTGGCCCGAAGCTACATTTAGCGCATAGTGTATTTTCAAAATCGTTAGTCGCTGGATCAGCACACCGTACCTTTTCACCACAAGGGCCAATGACAGCCTTTAGCTGTTGTACGAAGTTCGGGCGGCCTCCTTAATTTTCTGCGCGCGCGTCTTCGTCTTTTACGAATGCTACCCAATGAGTATTATGTTTCTTGCCGCTTCGATGCCCATAAAGCGGAGTCTCTGGTGTTAGTTCGAGTATCTCTTGCAACGGGATAGCAATCTCGTTCCACTTAAAAATTAGCGTTCCACCTGGCCGAAGAACTCGAAAACATTCAGCAAATCCTCTACGCAATTCCTCGCGCCACTCTCCACGCAACACCCCGTAATATTTGGCCACGTTACCGCTTGCCGAAGATTCAACTATATGCGGCGGGTCGAATACGACGTGATAAAAAGTGTTGTCCGGAAACGGCAACTCGGTAAAGCTACCTTGCCAATCCGGGGCGACTACAACCGGAGCGCGAGGTGTATCTGAATGTGTGCGCGGATATACCCCAGCACGCTTATCTACAAAAAACGCACGGCTGTCCTGCTTATTAAACCAGAAAGCACGACTACCACAACAAACATCAAGTATTTTTTGCATTTTTCTTCTCTTTGTTTTCGCGCGCGCCTATAATTCCAAAGCCGCCCGAATTTTGTACAACTTCCCAAATGTACACTAATTATAGGCCATTATGTTCACCAAATTCTTTATATCCCATTATCGGTTAGTTCGCGTTTCACGCACCATTAATGCCCCATTATGTGACCTAAATATATGCCATTAGTTTGAAAATCAGACAATGCCATTATTCAATGCGCGATGTGTATTGCCATTATTTATCAGGACTTCGGTTCTGCTACCATTATTATACGCGATGTGTATTCCCCATTATTTACTGACGTTAATGGTCTGCATACATTAACCATTATTTAAAAGCTCTAGCTTCCCATTATTTATCAGGACATCGGTTCTGCTACCATTATTTATTGACACTAATAGCCCATTTATCAACCATTATTAAGCGAGCAAAACCACCATTATTCGTAATACATGCTAAATATTGATAACCATTATTTTTCCTTCATCCCATTAGTTTGCTTATCAAACCATTACATGACAATAATTTTCGCAATTAAAATCCACCATTACATCGACACCAACTTCCCATTATCTAATCCAAGCACCCATTATGATAATAACACACCCCATTAAATGTACACTAATTATAGGCCATTATTTGTTGTCTTTGTATTTCCCATTAGTATTTATCCGATTTCCCATTAGCTTACCATTAAAATTTGTTTCGTATCTTTGTCATTAATTGCTCACGGTTTATTGAACCATTATTAACTGCAAGAATTTTTATCATTCCATTAAAGGTATTGAGCCATTAAAACTAGCTTGAAATATCAACCATTAAAATTGAGTAGCGAACCATTAAAATTGGGGGCGACTTTTGTTTCGCCCCCTTATCACACAGAGAATTATCAAAAGCAATAAATCCTTTACCACTATGTTCACTTCGTTTCCCGAACTTTCAAAGATCAAATACCCTTCATACCACACACTAAGGCAATCAGCCTGTTACCGGACATCGTGGTCCGGCTTAAGGGGTAATGGACCCCTAATATTATTTTTTTGGAAGAATCAACTCAATGTTGTTCTCGTCTGTTTTATACTTCAGAAAATCAACAAACTGCTTCCAGGGCCACGGACGGCCCAATAAACTATCCGGCATCTTTTCAACTTCTAAGGTGCCCGAATTTGCATGTATTAAAAAATTAATTATGCGCCGCGTCCACAAATGGTTCCATTCCGTTGTAACGCACGTTCTGCGCAATGAAATTTTTGAAAGCGTCGATTGCGTGGCCTTATAGGCGGCCCGGTGCCCATACCTCTTCCCCCCATCGCTTGCGCGATTCACCTCATATTGCATCCGCTGCTTATACAGTTTATCTATTCGATGCATAGCATCGGCAACCGATATTACATACGCTGCCTTCCCGTTATGGAATAACTGGAAAAACTCTACCGGGGTTTCATCTTTTGTAAAAGATAGCGTCAATTTCTTAGATTCATCTAATTTGATTTTTTTGTCGGGGCACTCATACGTCATGGTCACGCGAAGTTTTCCGTCCCATTCGGTTAAATAGGAAGTTCCAAGTCTCCATCCTTTTTCCCCGTCGCGGAGACACTTCCAAATCACATACCTTTGTCCGTCGAGTCGGTTTATAACAAAATCAATTCCACCTATGCCGTGATCCCATTTGATGCTTAAACGGTGTTCCGTAAGCTTGGGATTTGACGATATTGCGGGAATTCCTATCCCAAGCGACTTGAACTGCGCTATGTCCCGCACCCCCTGCAATAGGAGATATCCCCTCGTTGCCGGAATCAGTTGGTCCCGCGAAACCCATCGCTTCGACACTTCGCGCCTGAGACTGTCCCATACGAACGAATGGAACGTGGGAGCCAGTTCGTCAAGCACGAGCGATCGCAACTGGTATAAATGCGCTTTACCGTCCTGCTTGAAGGCGGCTTTTAATATTGTTAAGGCTTCGTCCTTTTGGGGAATCACTTTTATAAACTCTTTATCGCGGACGATTTTTGCACCCGCAATCTCCGCCATCGCGCACGCGCAAAACATCTGCCGCGCAATGGCTCGATACAACCGAATGGATGCAATTATGTCGTGGTATTTTTCTTTTAATTCTTCAGGTAGGAAAACAGGAAGTGTAACTGATCTAACCATAAGGATTCCATCCTTGTTACGTACTACAAAAATTAATATAATATATTTTGATGCCAACAACAACTATTTTTTTAAAACATTATTTTATTCCTTCTCCCCGCCCATACGATCCTGAGTATATAAATTTGTGCAGTTCAAAAAAAACAGGATTGTTCATCCACGCAATTCCTACAAATGCACACCGGGGATCAATGTCCCGCAACCAATCTCTCTGCGCTTTATCTAGCCGGCTTGCCGGCATCCGGGGGCCGTAGGCTTCCTTAACTTCGCACGCACGGAAAAGCGGAAGCTGCATGGACAGAGACGGGATTAGCACCATCTCGTATCCCGTATAATCCGCCACCCCTTGACTTTTGCAATTTACTACTATCGGCTTTTTGTTTATGCTGATAATGCGAGTTGGCGGCTGGTGTCGTTCCATCTTCCAGCCCTTGCCCTTGAACCATAGTTCGGCCAATTGCTCACCAAGGCTTCCTGAACTCCGACTGATCGTTTGGGGGCGCATAGCCGATCGATCCGGGCTATTTCTCGATCAATTTCGAACGAGCAGTTTTGACACTCTTTAATTGCGGCTTTTTGCCGGCGCTCATAATCGAGGAGGCGGCAGTGCAAGCGCGAAAGATCAGCCAAGGATGGAGCCATAAGAACCTCGCTGTTTGGTGTGCGGGTGAAACGATAACGCAGATTATACCATCGATTAAAACACTATTGCAAGGAAAAAAATAAAAAAAATAAAAATCCCGGAATCCCGCTTTAAGTGCGGGGGACGAACACGCATCGGCGCACAGGGGACGCCGTAAAACGGGAGGTTCCGGGAAAATAAAAAGGGCCGCACCCCCTGACGAATTTCCGCCAAAAGGTACGGCCCCACTATTTGCAGTCGCAATGCTCGGAAAAAGTTTCACAAAAGGTTTCACACTAGGTTTCACACTAGCTTCACACTGTGGTAGAAATTGGTAGTAAAAGAGAGCAGAATGAAGGTTTTTCTCAATTTTGAGAAAGAGGTAGGAACCAAAGAAAAAACCCTCAAAAACGGTGAAATTCAGCGAATTTCGGGTATTTTTGAGGGTTTTATATGGCTGGAGTGGAGGGGCTCGAACCCCCGACCCGGTGGTTAACAGCCCTAACGCCTTATCCAAAAATGCCCTTAATTTCGCTAATTTCGCCATTTTTACACTATTTTTGTCGCTAAAGGTTTCACACTAGCTTCACATTTTGGTTTTTCAGGCCACCGTATATGCGTCAAAGCCGCATCGCTATCGAGGTGAAAATAGGTTCGTAACATATCCGTTTTCCATCCCGCTACCGCGTTGACTACCGTTCGCGGTGTCCCGTTATTTACCATGTCCGTTGCGCTGATGTGCCGCGAATCGTGAATCCGTAGCTTCGGGTGTCCCGCTTCTCTCCGCACCGTATCCCAGGAGCGTTTAAAGTCTCCTAAATGAACGAATTTGCCACTAGCATCAATACGGCGACCGAATACGTGTTCCTCAATGGATTGAGAATCCCGGACGCGACGCTTAAACCATTTCAACATCGCCGGCGGGATCGGCTTCCATACCCCAACTTCATTCTTCGTAGTTCCGTTATAAACCCGAACCCTTTGCCGGAACAGATCAACGTCGGCAATCCTCATCCGAACAACCTCAGTTTTGCGGCAGGGCACTGAAAAATAGTATTGAAGCGCCCTGGCAAGGTGGCATGTTCGGCGATTCTTTGCCGCTATGAGAATGATTTGCGTGACCCTTTCAGCCGAAAGGTAAACGTCCCTTGCGGTTTCTTTAAAACAAGGGAACCTTTCTTCGGTGATCGGGTTAGCGTCGAAGTGTTTTAATTTAACGCACACCTCAAAAGCCGCCGTCGCAATTTCAACGAAACGGTTCGCTTGATGGTTCTTGCCTTTTACCCGATACTCCGCAATGAGCCGTTCGAACCGTTCTGGAAATTGAATTGCATCTGAATCGCCAAGCAGCTTTTCCAAAAGAGAAACTCTTCGCTCATGACCCTGAGAGAAGGGGGCGTTTTTCGATTTTATTCGATAAACACCCAAGATGTTCTTAAAAAATTTCGGCGTAATTGTCAAAGAATTGGGGGTAACGATTTTGCCTGTTCGGATTTGAACTTTAAGACGTTCTAAAAGCGCCTTGGCTTCTTCTTTTGTTCCCTGAATTGTCTGGCGCTTTTGAATGATTTTTCTATTAACTCGAACCCGAGCAACTACCCGCCACCCATCTTGAGCTTTGGTAATACTCTTCATTGTTTGTCCCCCTGAAGAGCATTACGACTGCAATGATAATATAATAAAAAAATCATACGCTTGCTCGTTTTTGTTTCAACTCGTCGAGTAAAAGACATCCCGTGGTAAGCCGCTTTTCAATTTCTTCGCGTCGAAAGCGCCACTTCCCTCCAACCCTTACCAACCCCGGCATGCGACGAGAATAAACATGTTTTTCAACAAACTTTCTAGACATGTTAATATAATCGGCCAATTCCCCAATAGACATAAATTCATTCGTTTTCGTCGTTTCCATTTTCATCCTCACCTTCCGGTAAAAGTGACTTTTTTCTGTATCGTTACCGTGATCCCCGGCGCTTCGAACGTGCCGCCATCCTCCTTGGCCCGCGCAACAAGGTTTTTCGTATTCAAGTCCCAAAAGTGCTCCGCACCGCACGTCGCGCACCACTGCATAAAAAGCTTACGATCGCGAATATCAATGTGCAGTTCATCGACACTGCGTGTCCCACGCATCGCCTCCTTGGATTCTTTTTTTATATACGGAGCAACGCACTTCGCCGCCGCCTCCAAATACATTTCGGCATTCTCCGGATCGCTTTGGGCGAGCGCTTCCCATCGTTCGCGTTCATCCTGTGTTTCTTTATTGGCGACAAGCTGCTCCCGTCGCTGCGTGTCTTCGCACTGTCTTTTCCACGCCGTTAAGCCGTCGGCGAGAATTTGCTTGCAGTTGTTTAATTTTAGTTCCCGCTCCTCGAACGGGGTTTCAATATCGGCAATGTCTTTTCGGATGACCGCGATTTCAGCACGCCGCAAATACGTCTCCCGCTTGGATTGCTCCCGCAACCGGGTGATGCCTTTTTGCAGTTCGTTACCGAGGAGCCGGGCACTTCGCGCCTGTTCCTCGTTCTCGATATTGAAATCCGTCACCGTTGAAAGCATAAAATCATCGATTTCCTGCAAGCATTTGGCCCCTTCGTCGGTAAGGAGCGCGTTCGTCGTGTTCATAGTAGTGCCTTTCGTAAGTTAAGAGCTGATTGAAAAACAATCCAATCCTCCGGATTCCGTTCGCGCCGCACGGATTCAAACCCCGCATCATGAAACCGTACCGCTTCCCGCGTCACGGCGGTACAGGTGCGCACTATGCCCGGAAAAACTTCCTGCAAAAGCCGTTCATACGCCGCCGTTTGATATCGCCAGTATTCCATTTCAACGACCGTTGTTTTCCAATCAACGATTAATAGTTTCGAATCGCTGATAAATACCGCGTCAACGGTCCCCGCGTATCCCAAGCGTTCGGAAAAAAGCGGATACTCCACGATCGCTTCCCCGTTTTCGTCGCGCAAAAG